TTGCCGTTGCCGTAGCCGTTGCCGTCGCCGTTGCCGTAGCCGTAGCCGTTGCCGTTGCCGTTGCCGTTGCCGTTGCCGTTGCCGTAGCCGTTGCCGTAGCCGTTGCCGTCGCCGTAGCCGTTGCCGTCGCCGTTGCCGTAGCCGTCGCCGTAGCCGTCGCCGTCAAGCTCAGCAGCCGCGAAGACGTAATGATGCTCGTCCTGCGGAATGATCTTGAGAACCTGGCTCACCGGCATCGCCGCGGCGATTTTGGTATGGAAGCGAGTGACGACGCGCATGACCCCATCACGGCAAGCGCCGCCACGGATCACGTCATCGGCCGTGATGATAGGGTCCATATCCATCAGGCAGCTTCCCACTTGGCCCAGGCTTCCGGCGTAATGTCGAAGATCGCCGTGATGCTGTGGAGCATCGGGATATCGGCCGGCAGGCTGATCTTGCTGCTGGAGTTCGGGCCGTCCTTGCAAAGCTCCATGACGCCGCGCTTGGTGCCCCAATAGATCGCCATCTTGGCGGCCTTCAGCGGCATAGAGCGCGCCGTGAGATCCTGACCATCCTCGATCAGGCCGGCGAAAACTCCGCGGTGTTCCGTGGTTACCAAAACTGCTTTCATGCTATGTCCCTCCTTGGGGTGTTGTGCCGCATAGGCGGCGGGTATTGGATTGATAGGGCGTTGCCGGGTGGTATTGGTCACTTGGTTGCCTTGGCGATCACCTCGTCGATATGAACGAGATCGATAGCGTCTTGATCGGTGAGGAGACGGCGGGCGTCCTTGAGGCATTCAAGCAAGATGGATGCAAGTGCCTCGGCGTTGTCAGCGCGAGCCTCTTCCTGCCTAAGAGCGTCGTTATAGGCGTCGTATCGAGCCTGCATCTGAGCTTCCATGTACTCCATCGTCTCGCTCCCTATTCGGCTGCATGGAGGGTGGCGGCATAGAAGCGCTCAAGGCGAGCGGCGGCGCTGTGGCCGGTGAACCGCTTCGAAACCTCGATGCTGGCTGAGAGGCCGAGGCCCTCGATCTTCGTGTAGTCAAGGGCTGCGTCGATCACGTCGGAATATTCCAGCGCATCCTCGCGGTTTGAGGAAAGGTCTGGCTCTCCGCGATCCCAGCCGCAGAAATAGCTGACGGATCCGGTGCGGTTGAGGATTTCAATGCGCCATGTGTTTTCGAACGGGCTCATGAGCGTGCCTCCGCAATGCCGAGCAAATAATCGGTGCTGACCTCGAAATAGCCTGCGAGTGCAATCAGCGATGAAATCGAAGGATCGCCTCGGCCTCGCTCAAGATTGGCGATCTGCGAACGGGAAACCCTTGCCGCATCAGCGACTTCGTCCTGGGTGGCGCCTTTGACTTGGCGAAGAGCGGTAAGCCGGACGGCCAGCGTGGCCTCGATCTTCCCTGTGCCTTTGCAGTATGGGCAAGTGTCGGACATCACATTCCCTCCAGATCATCTTCGGAGAGATGCGCTGTAACGCGACCGGCGAAATCCAACTGGCAGGCGGTCTTTGCCTCATCAACGGAGCCTACCGGGTTCCACCCGTCTCCGCCGATACCCCAGTCAACCCCGCGGTCATCGTCGATGATGACGTATTTGAAGCCGGGGAACGGCTCAGCAACGAAGCTCTTCTGAGAGGCGTTCTCTATCCAGTTCAATTGCTTGATGGTGCTCATCGTCGTCCTCAAATCAAGCTGGCAATCGGGAGCCAGGGGGAGTGGTTCAGGCGGCAGACCGATGGCGTGAAAAGCGCGGCCTGAAGTGGTCAACGAGCTTTCCCGTATCGCGATCGAGGTGCTTGGTGATGCCGCAGACGTCGTGCATGAAGTTGAAATCATCGGCTGCGAGAAGGGCTTGGAAGTCGATCGGGTCATTCCCGTTGACGCCGTCCGCTGCCAGCATGTCCATCATGAACGCTATGCGCCCGCCTGAAGCCATGATGATCCCGGAGCCCGCCCGATCGGCAATCTTCGCTACGATCGAAAGGTTCTCGCTGAATTGAACGTCCATCATCTTCATCCGTCCCGTTGCTGCAGATCGGCCTCTGCTGGTGAAATTTATCAGGCTGCCAGCGGGCAGTTCGTGTTGAGATTGACAAAGAAGCGCTCGGCGCCATCCTCGACGATCGCAGCCCGGAATGCCTTGGCAGCGCGGTCGCTCATCGCAGCGCGGATCGAGCCAGACATCAGGCGGGCATAAGCTGAGCCATTGCCGGCGTTCAGCATCTTGCGGGCCATTTCGATTTGCTTGGTGATCGTCATCGTCGTTCCTCGGTTCGTTGCTGCAGATCGGCCGTGGGCTGAGATCTGCTGTTCTGCGTTTCGTTGAGGAGAACATAGCGAGCGACTGAAATTCAGTCAAGACGAATTTTCGCTTTGACTGAAATTTGTTTCCGGCTTATGTCTGTGAGCATGGACATACAGACGCAGAAGCTCTCTCCGGCAGGGCAGTTTTACCGGATGCGCGATAACTGGATTAAGTTCATCCTTTGCAAGAGAAAGGACGAATACACCTATGTGGAGAAGCTGGTGGCAATCCGTATAGCCTCGGCCATCAACCCGACGACGCCGTGGGTTCTATCTCAAAGCCGAATTGCCGAGGATCTGGACTGCGGCGTCCGCGTCGTCAAAAGCGCGGTCAGGAAGCTGAAGGACGAAAAGCTGATCAGGGCCACCCGCGTCAAAGTCCCAGGCCATACAAAATTGTTTAATGCCTACGAGCTTGTCCCTGTCGAATTGTCCGGCCCGTTCTGAGGTGCGTGGTGATGCACCTGCTGAGGTGCGTGGTGATGCACCCATTAGAACGGTCAGTTTTAGAACAGAGTTATCTTAGGGTATAAAGATCTTGCTCTGAGGGGAGTAATTGGAAGGGTGGGACAGTGTTGTGAAAGCATAGAATCCGATGGCTAGAAATCGCCTCGATCATTGGCCGATCCGTTAACCACCCGCCGCAGAAGTGCCGGATAGCGCACTTTCGAAGTTGATAAATTGCTAAAAAGCCTCAGCCTACAAGGAAAATCGCGGGGAGTGCGCCATATGCAAACAAGACGGGAAATAATAAGAACAATTGCAACCGGCGTGGCGGCTTCGACCGTCGTCAAGTCTGCGTCGGCACAGTCGTCGCCTCAGGAAGTATGCTTGAAAGAGGCCGGCCAGCTGTCAGAAACCATGCGGAGACTTGCCGGCGGACAATGGCGCGTCACCGTCGACAAAAATCTCGAGTTCGTTTTGGTTTCGAAAATTCTCTAATCCGTGCCGGTCAGCGCGCGTAGCACTCGGATGGCCTGGTCGCGGTTCTTGTCGTTGATGAGCCGCATCAGGTCGACGACCTCGCCTTCCATGAACGGGTTCACATTCAGGAGATCTGCAGGCCCGCAACCAAGCGCGTCCGCGATCGCCTCAAGCATTGGCTGGCTATAGCCCTGCTTGCCGGTTTCCAGCTGGGAGACGCTAGAAGTTACAACCCCCAGTCTCCCCGCCAACTGCTCCTGCGTAAGGCCGCGGTACTTCCGCCACTCCCTGATGTAGTGGCGAGGGCCGTTCGAGCCGTCTGTTTTCTTCCGTGTTCCCATGCCTCAATTTTCGCTCATGAGAAAAATGCATTCCATAGCGCTCGACTGAAAGATTTTGCTTGACTGAATTTCATTTTGACTGAATATGGGGGCATGGAAAAGCTCATTGAATTCTTCAAAGCAAATCGCGGCACACAGGTCAGGCTCGCTGAGCGTCTTGGTCTGCAGCCGTCAACGATCTCCCAATGGAAGAACGTTCCGGTCGAATATCTGCCGGAAGTGTCGGAGTTCACCGGGATCTCTCGCGAGGAGCTGATCCCGGATGCATTCCGTCCGGCGCGGGAGTCGGCAGCATGAAAAGCCTCACGAGACAAGCCGTATGGAACAAGACGGGTGGCCATTGCTACTATTGCGGGCTCGCCCTGACGCCAGACGAAGTCGATACGATTGAAGGGCGGTACAATTCCTGGATGGACGCGGATCACCTGCTGCCAAAGGCAAAGGGCGGACTTGACACGCTGGAAAACATGGTCCCGGCCTGCAAGGCATGCAATTGCGCAAAGGGCCTGAAAACCCTGGAAGAGTATCGCCAGTATGTCGCAATAAAGAAGTCTGGGCGGCCAAACCTGACGAGAGAGATCGTCGATTGGCTCGATGCTGTCGGGTTCCAATTCCCAGCCCTTCCTGTCCACCGGTTTTGGTTTGAATTGCACGCTGTCGAGGAGTCTGCGGCATGAGCAACATCAACACATACCAGCGCGTCGTCGACTGGCTTGATGAGCAGGAGCGGTCGAAGGAGTCCGCAGCATGAGCGAGTTCACTGCAGGGCAAGTGTTCCGAAACAGTTATCCTTTCGTCAGAGGAACATACAGCACCTTCGATGAAGACGGAGAACATCAGACGAAGACGTGGACCCCAGGTGCTCGTTTTGAGGAGGCCGGGTACTACGGCGACGAAACCGACATCATTGCCGATGGAGAGGGATTCCAAGTCCTCACGGTGGTGGATGTTCACAAGCCTGGGAGATACCCAGAGCGCGTTTTCTATACGGTCAAATGGATTGACCCGGATGGCCGCGAGTTCGGCAAAGGGAAACTTCATATCGCCACCACTGAGAAGTTTCGCCGTTGGTCGCGAGGATTCAAGTTCACGTACGTGATTGATCTGGACGAGGCTGCGGCATGAGCGAATCCATCGGCGAAATACGCAAACGGGCATGGAAAACGCGCCGCGAGAAGTACGGCCATCTTGGGCACAACGGATCCTATAGCCGTTCTCCCGGCCCTTGTGCGGCATGCGACAGAATGAGGGCAGTCCTTGTCCGTCTTCACGTCGAAGGCATCCTTAGCGAAGGACAGGTTTCAAAAGCGACCGGCATGTACCGTGTCGACGTGCGTAAGGCTGTTGACGAATACACCGCAGCAATCGATGAGGCCGCCCCTCCATCCCCCACCCATCCCCAGCGGGCAAAGGAGAGTGCGGCATGAGCGACACTGTCACACCGCGTATCATTTACTTGTCTGGCCCGATGAAGGGTTATCCAGAGCGGAACTACCCATTGTTCCGGGAGGTTGCGGCGGGTCTCAGGGCTAACGGTCATCGCGTATACGACCCATCAGAATTCCCACACCCAGATCCGACGCAGCCGTTCCCGATCAGGGCAGCTTTCGCGGCATACTCGTCTTTCATCTGCCTTGAGGCCGACCTGCTGATTTTGCTTCCTGGATGGGAGAAATCAAAGGGCGCATCGGCTGAAAGAGCGCTTGCAGACAATTGCGGTATCGAAATCATGGAATGGGCCACTCCAGTTGATGAGGAGGACGCAGCATGACCGAACCAACTCCCCAATCCCCCGGCGAAATCACCATAGAGCGCAAGCCTGACGGCAGCATCATCATCACCCAGGCCAACCTTTTCAAACTGTACGACGACGAGGTGACGATCCCGGCAGATCAGTTCGCCACCGTCTTTAAGGCGCTTCAAGCGATCAGCAACGAAATCCGGGAGATCGAAAGCATATGACCTACCTCGCAATTTTCCTAGCCGCCCTGGCCTTCTCTGTCATCCTCGGCAAGCTCCTGAAGCGCAATCTGGAGATCAACTACCCACGAGCAGACGACGAAGGCGAAGTAGAGGCTTTCCTCGCCGATCGCCTCGCTGTCTGCCTGAAGGAGGAGTTGGCGAGATGAGCGACTTCCAGTCCTCTCGCGAAATCAAGGCAACGCGCAAGCGGCATGTCTGCGAGCAGTGCAATCGATGGATCGATGCTGGATCTCCAGCGCACTACTCGTTTGGAATCTACGAAGGCAATGCTTACAGCCTTCATACCCATGTCGAGTGCCAAGCGGCGGCAAGAGCCTACGCAGAGCTGAACGACGCTTGGGGTGAAGAATGGCCGTGGTTCCAGCACATGGGTGACGACGAATATGACCACCACGCATGGCTTCTAGAGCATCACCCGATCGTCGCCGAACGACTGAACATCGACATTCCAGATCCTCACGTTTCTTCCTCCCAGGGATCGTGAGTGGCTGGCGCAGGGCTTGGCCCCCTACGACCCTGCGCCAGCGCCTTTATCCGAGGCAGTTCAAACTGCCCGACGATACGAACGGCAAGCGACCCGATCGACTCAAACCCCTCAACCGGGTCGCTTGCATCTTCCAGACCTAGATAGCGGCGGCGGTCGGCCTGGAAACTGAGAATAACGGGAATACCCAGCGGCGGACGCTTGGGCAACGACGATGCCGGAACGCCGGCAAGCATTTTGGCATCGTCGTCTTTGTTTTGAGTGACGCTCTTGTGCATCGGTCTCTCCTTCGAACGAGGAGACTTTCGCACAGGGGCACGCAGATGAACGGAAATAGCGTTTCCAGATCCGGAAAGAACGGTTCCGAGGACAACATGACAAGCATGGCGTTGATTGAAGCAAAAGGCTGGGCTGAGGAACTCATGGACAGTGAGTTTCGCGGCCGTGGCGATAGGGAAAAATCTGCAAGATATCGGCTCTCCAAGAAAACCGGAGTGCCGGAAAGCTATCTCTTCCGTCTTCAATACAAGACGGCCGAGATGAAGGACGTAGCGGGCTCCGTCTATCGCGCTCTGATGATCGCCTATGACACCGCCTGCCGCGCGAACGAGGAAGCGGCGGACAAGTATCGGGCACAGCGCCTGGGACTGCGAGGACAGAATGAAAAGGCTGACGAAAAGCCTGCTTCGGCGGGCGTGGGAATGGATTCGTCTCAAAATTAAGAGGATGCGGAAATGAAGGTTCTGGTCGCCTGCGAATACTCCGGCCGAGTCCGTGACGCCTTCAGAGCACTCGGTCATGATGCCTGGTCGTGCGACATACTGCCGAGCGAGGCGGATCCTACATGGCACATAGAGGCGCCAGTGCAGTCCGTTTTGCATCTGAAGTGGGATCTGATGATCGCGCATCCGCCGTGCACCTACATGGCCAACAGCGGGGCGAAGCACCTCTATCTAGGCATGAAGAAGGAAAACGGCCGCAACGATGAGCGCTGGAAGAGCATGGAGGAGGCGGCAGCGTTTTTTCGTATGCTCCTGAGCGCGAAGATCCCGCACATCGCGATAGAGAACCCGGTCATGCTAGGCCATGCGGTCGGCCTGATCGGTCAGAACTTCACCCAGTCAATCCAGCCGTGGCAGTTCGGCCATATGGAGGTGAAGCGCACATGTCTGTGGCTCAGGAACCTTCCACAGCTAGTCCCCAGCAACAATGTCTACGACGAGATGATGAGGCTCCCCTATGCGGAGCGCGCCAAGGTTCACCACGAAAGCCCCGGTCCCGATCGCTGGAAGAACCGCAGCCGGACCTACGCCGGCATAGCCGAGGCCATGGCCTCACAGTGGGCGCCATACGTCACCGGTAATCTTCAGCAACAGGCAGCCTAACCCCACCACCCCAAAGCATAAACCACCACCCGAGGCGGCGAGATGACAAAGCCAAAGAGACGGAAGCTCAACAAGAATATCATCGTTGCGTTCAACCGGCTGCATCGCAGCGGCCGTCTCCTCTGCCGTCAGTTCTCGCAGAGCGAAGAGGCGAAGACGATCGGCGGTAGCTACATCTACTTCACAGTTCGCGACAATGTGAAATTCCCGACTGGCGTTGGCCGGTTCCTGATCGAGAACGGCTTGGTCATCTCGTCATCTGACGGGCTCTTTGCCGATACGCCACAGACGTTCGAGGCCGTCGATAGGCCAGTTTTCGAACTATTCCGCGAACAATGGGAGGCACCAGCGCCATGAAATTCAGCCTCCAAGACAAGCAAGACGAGATCGACACTATCATATTCAACACCCGCGCCTGGCTGGCCTCATTCGGCGATGGTCCGAAAAAGCGCCCGCAGCATGAGATCGATGTCAAGCAACGCCGCCTCGATGTGCTGAAAGAGGTTCGCGACGACTACGAGATCGCGATCGAGCGGAAACGGGGCGCAGCATGACCAACAAACACTGCGATGTCTGGGAAGAGACCGTCACCTCTGACGATCAGAAGCGCGCGGCTCTGAAAGCTGCCACAAGCAACGGCCTCCAGTGGATCAGCACGTCACACGTTGAAGGCCCTGATGGCTTTATCCCCGGCGCCTATCGGATGAGGTTTGCCGAGCCGCCGCGGCGCAAGCGTGCACCGATCAAGTTCGCCGGCCACGACTACAGGGATAGGGCGCGCCGATGAGACGAGCTTCGAAAAGAGATATCAGCGAGCCCGAGATTGTCAGCGCACTCGTCCAGTGCGGCTTCAGCGTCTATCGGCTCAATCAGCCGGTGGATCTGCTTGTCGGGCATCGAGGCCGCAACTTCCTCGTCGAATGCAAGACCGGCAACAAGGGCTACGGCAAGAGCCTGAATGAAAACCAGCAGGAATTCAACGACGGCTGGCGCGGCTCCAAGGTCGTCAAGCTTTCTAGCGCACAAGAAGCTATCGATTGGGCCGTGGCTGTATCGAGCGGAGAGGTGGCATGACAGTCCGCGCATCGAACTTCGAACTTGTCGCAAACAATTACTATCAGACCGAGGCATGGGCAACGCAGGCGCTTCTGCGCCGCTTCCCGATGACAGGATATCTCGTTTGGGAACCGGCTGCTGGTGGGCACGCTATTGCTGACGTTCTGAGAACGGACGGTGCCAAGGTGTGGACAAGCGACATCGAATGGTACGGCCGCGATCACTGCGAGACATTCGATTTCCTGAACGGCTTTGTTTCCCCACTGCTTTCGGAGCGCCCAGACGCCATTGTCACGAATCCCCCTTACGGCAAGGGCAACCGTCTCGCCGTCCAGTTCTGCGAACTGGCTCTGAAGCGATGTGCTGGCAATGTCGCCATGCTCCTCACGGCCAAATTCGATTTCGGCAAGACGCGCCATCATCTGTTCCGCGACAATGATCGGTTCATGGCCAAAATAAATCTCGTCGATCGCATTAGTTGGGCCGGCAATGGCGAGACGGGAACCGAAGATCACGCTTGGTATGTATGGGGGCCGAAGGGCTCTAGCTACATTGGTCCGCGAATTTTCTACGAGGGAAAACAAGCATGACACGAGAAGACCAATTCGAAACGTTCTGGCGCACCTATCCCCGTCGCATCGGCAAGGGCGCCGCCCGCAAGTCATTCGAGAAGGCCCTGAAGCTAGAAAGCTTCGAAGGCATCATGGCCGGCCTTCAACGCCAACTCGCCTACTACGCCAGCAAGGAACAGCAGTTCATCCCTCACCCGACGACCTGGCTAAATCAGGAGCGTTGGAGCGATGAACCGCAGCCCATTCAAAGCAAATCTGGACGGAGAACGATCAGTGACGCAGCGCGCGACTTCCTCACCAGCAACGATTATCGCGGCGATGCTTTCTGGCTTCCCAGCATCGGCCGGCACTGATCCCGATATGCAGATCAGGGCATATCTTATGGCGTCTGGAGGTATTGAGCCGGAAGCACTGGCGCGAGCCGCCGGCAGGTTCATGCGAGGAGAGGTGGCAAACCACAATAACGCCTTCGCCCCGAGCTGCGCAGAGTTTGCCGAAGAGTGCCGGTTCCAGCAAATGTCGATCGCCGCGGAGCGCCGCCCACGCATCGAGCCGCCCGAGGAGAAGCCACAGCCGAAGGTCTCAAAAGAAAAGATGCAACTGCTCAAGGACGCCACGAATGGCAGCTTGAGCGCCCGGAAGAAGCTTGCGGCGATGTTCCCGGATAATCCGATCATCGCGAGAGCGGCAGAAGACAACGAACAGAAGGACGCAGCAGAATGAGCGAAGACGACGACAATTTCGAAATGCACTCTCCGAGCAAGGGAGAGCCTGGATACAGGAAGCAGGTTGAGATCAGCCAATACGCATACGAGCGCGATCTTGCCCGTCGAGAGCGCGATGAGGCAATAGCCGAACGCGACAGGTTTGCCACCCAGGCAATTAATATCATGGCGCAGCACGACAGACTCAAGCGCGCCACGAAAGCCCTATGCGAAGCCTACTCAGCCTGCAACGGAGAGGATGACGACGCATGGGTTACGGCTCGGCTTCTTTGCATGGACGGGATACCCCAATGACGCAATCTGGGATCACTTGGCCGGACGCCATTTTTGGATCGTCGATTATGTTCGCGATAGCCGTGGTGTTCTGGGCTCTTTCACGAAGCAAGACATGGTAACCAGTGAGGGCAGAATAGCATGAGCGTATCAGCGTTGAGGGAACAGCACGAAAGATACAGAGCAGCCCATGCGCGGCTCTGGAACGCCCCAGCGGCTAAGCTGCCGTTGGTCAAGCCGGTAAAGGTGGTTGAGGACAAGGCGAATTGGCCGGAATGGAAGAGGCGTCAGGTCTCATTTGACAGCCACGTCACTGTGTGGCGATCGGTCGTCCGGTCTTGCCTCGATCGTCTGGCATCAGAGATGAAGTCATCAGTCGGGAAGGGGCGCCCGGTAAAGGCGATCATCCTCGAAGTGCTGGAGAAGTTCCCCGGCGTCAGCTTCGCGGAACTCAAGGGTCCACACCGTGACAGGAACATAGTCCGGGCCCGACAAGTCGCGATGTACGAGGTCTATACCCAGCGCGAAGACATGTCGACGCCGATGGTCGGCAACCTATTCCTGCGCGATCACACGACTGTCCTCCATGCTGTCCACAAGATAAAGGCGATGAAGGCCGCCGGAGAAACGGTCTACCCGCTGGACGAGGGCCTATGAGCGACGTGCACATAACTCCCCGCGAAACCGAGGTCATCAAATGGATAGCGGATGGGAAGACGGCTTGGGAAATATCGACGATCCTTCATCTCTCCGAGCACACGATCCGAAACCACATCGAGAATGCCAGGCGGAAGTTTGACGCCGCCAACACTCCACACCTGATAGCGGCGGCGTTCAGGCATCAGGTCATTTCATAGCGAGGAAACCATGGGCGGCAAGACTTCTTGGTACGCGTTGAGGCTCAAGCCAGGAGCGTCACGGCCATACAGGCACGATGAGCGCATCACAAATATCGAATGGTCACTGAAGCGTGAGGGGATAGACTACTACATGCCGATGGAACTGGCGATGAAGATCCACCATCGTACAAAGAAGACGATCGACAAGCGCTTCCCGCTGATCCCTGGCTATGCCTTCATGCGGGCCATACCGGACGAACAGAACTGGAAGAAGGTCGCCGAATGCGATTTCGTCGCTTCGATCATCGGGGTAGGGGGAACACCGATCCCGCTCCCAACTGCCCAGATCGACCTAATCCAGATGGCAGAGACCAGCCTTCGCGATCTGTATGAGTACCACAAGGCGCTCAGGGCCTATCAGGAAGAGCAACGGCTGCGCAAGGTGACCAGACGTGTCGCCGCTGAACAGTTCCCAGCAGGCGGCGTCGTCACCATCAGCAAGGAGCATAGGCTGTTCGCCGGCCGCCGTGCAACCATCGTCGCAGCCACAGGGCGGAATACGATCAAGGTCATCATCGAGAGGCTAAACGGACTCGCAAACGCAGAGATACCGATCGACCTTGTGGATATGGCGAGCTAACCGTTTGAACCCGCTTGCCATTAACAATGATTTGGTTAATATGTCGGCAGTGATTTGCGAGACGGTTCTGTTGCGGATTTCGCCGCGTCTCTGCTGGTGCTCACAGCCAGCGCATAGAAGAACTGTCTCTGGAGTTTCCCAAGCCAGTCCCAGCCCGTCACCGGATAAACCCGGATGGCGGGCTCTTCATTCCGAGGTCATGAAATGGATTTGACCGACGCCCACATGGATTTCATAAACCGGCTGAGGAATGGGCTATGGCTCCCAACGGCCGATCGGAAGCAGGACCGAATCCGCCAGCAGCTACGAAAGGCTGGGATGATCCAATGCGTAATGAATCCTCGGCGCTGGGTGATAACTGAGTTCGGCCACGATATCCTGCGCCGGGTCGACGAGTTAGCAGCATGACCTTCTGGAAGCGCTATTCCCGCGGCCTCATCTGGCTCACCATCGTCATTGCTGCTCTTGCTGCTGCTTTCGTTCTGTCGGGGTGCCAGACACGGTACGAACCGCCCGGTGAAGGATTGTGGAGAGCGCTGTGAGCGATCGGTTGATCTGCCGCCAGCAATATGAGAATTTCATATGATGCAGATCACCATCAGGCACGAAGAATCTCAGCCAAGCCCGTTCCTGCCGCTCCTCAAGGCTCTGAGATCCAAGGATCTTGAGCTATTCCGCAAGCTCGCTCATCTGCACCCATCGGCATTCTGGGTCGAATGGAAGAAGGTTCACCCCGAGGACTTCCCGCAAGGCGGCGCTTCGCCAGCTGATGCAAGATCGATCGTACCCAAAGAGATATAGGCGCGCGCTATGAACAACGATTTCACCCTGAGACGAGCCAACAACGGTGGATGGGTACTCTCGGAAGGCGTGAATGATGGGTCTTTGTGGCCCATTTATGCATTTTCCTCGACTGAGGATCTGTTGCGGGCTCTTCCTGAGATGCTGGAGAAGAAGCCGGCTGCTGGGTTTCAGCGAGGCGAGCAGTATCTCAACAAAAATAGCGCGCTATAGGCCGGCAGCCTTTCGCAGCGCCTCGTTCATGCGGGTTTGCCAGCCTTCGCCGGTAGATCTGAAATGCTCAATCACCTGAGGATCAAGGCGAAGCGTCAAGAGCTTCTTGGCATTTGGATCTGGCTTTCTGCCGCTTTTGGTCTTCGGAGCCTTCAATGTCCCGTCAGCGGTATGCTGCAGGATAGATGACATCACTTTGTTTTCTGACCTCAACTGCTCTTTTCGAGCCTGAAATTTCTCTGGGCCGTTTGTGAATTTGATGGCCATGGCATTCCTCGCAATTTCGTAACTACGGCATTCTATCCCGTAACTACGGGAAGTCAATTCAGGAGAAATCCATATGGCAAGCGGCATCGACGAGATCAAGCCGGCAGGCTACGTGTGGGCTGTCACACCCAGCGATAGTGCAGAACTGAAAAAGCACACCCGCGCTATCTTCGTTGGTGGCGCCGGCAACATTGCAGTGCGGGCATTCGACCCGGCAACAGATAAACTCGCCGACGTCACGATAACCGGTGTCCTGGCTGGTCAGATCATCCCAGTGCGTACGAAGATGGTTCTCCTCACTGGCACAACGGCGACTAACATCATCGCTCTGGCGTAACACAATTACATTTTGCACCAACCTGAAAGGGAGTGCAGCACATGGCTTTCAAATCAATCGGATGGTCATTTTAAAATGGCCGGCAATGCAAACAGCGGGCGCAAGCAGGAAAAGCCCTTTCGCGATGCTCTCAGGATTGAACTCGCCGCAGCTGAGCTTGACCAGCGTGGGCTTCGCCTCATCGCCAAGAAGCTGATCTCTGCTGCGGAAGAGGGCAAGCTTGATGCAATCAAAGAGCTTGCTGACCGAATGGACGGGAAGTCGCCGCAAGCCATCGTCGGCGATGAAGAGAACCCGCTTGAGGTCATTCACCGTATCGAACGCCACATAGTCCGTGCGAACGCTCCAGATACCAACAGCTGAGGTCTTCGAACCTCTCCTAACCCCATCTCGATACAAAGGCGCAAAGGGCGGGCGCGGTTCAGGGAAAAGCCATTTCTTCGGCGGCCTGATGATCGAGGATCATCTTGCAGAGCGCGGGATGCTTTCTGTCTGCATTCGTGAAGTCCAGAAAACCCTCGCGGACTCATCCAAGCGCCTGCTGGAAAGCAAGCTCGCAGATTTCCGCCTAGGTGAACCGGATGGGTTCAAAGTCTTCCGCGATACGATCGAAACGCCAGGAGATGGTGCGATCATCTTCCAGGGGATGCAGGATCACACAGCGGAATCGATCAAGTCGCTCGAAGGCTTCAAGCGCGCTTGGTGGGAGGAAGCGCAGACAGCCTCGATGCGGTCCCTGAACCTTCTTCGGCCGACGATCCGCGCACCTGGCTCCGAGATCTGGTTCAGCTGGAACCCGCGCCGCAAGGTTGATCCTGTCGACGTGATGATGTGTGGCGAGGAAAAGCCGACAGGTTCGGTGCTGGTCACCGCCAATTGGCGGGACAACCCATGGCTCACTCCTGAGCTTGAACAGGAACGTCTCGACTGCCTTCGCATGCAGCCCGATCAATACGACCATATCTGGGAAGGTGGATATTTGACCGTGGCGGCCGGCGCATATTTCGCCAAACACCTTGCAGACGCCAAGAACGAAGGCCGCATAGGCAGGGTGGCCGCTGACCCGCTGATGACTATTCGGCTGATCTGCGACATTGGCGGGACGGGTGCAAAGGCCGACGCCTTCACGATCTGGGCCTGCCAGTTCATCGGCAAGGAAATCCGCTGGCTCGATTATTACGAAGCTGTAGGCCAGCCGCTCGCAGCCCATCTCAACTGGTGCAGGTCCAAAGGCTACACGCCCGATCGCGCGCAATTCTGGTTGCCACACGACGGCTCAACCAACGACAAGGTTTATGACGTCTCCTACGAAAGCGCTCTGCGTGATGCAGGCTATCGAGTGACGGTGGTCCCCAACCAAGGCAAAGGCGCTGCTGCGGCTCGCATCGAAGCTGCCCGCAGGCTGTTCCCGAACATGTGGTTCAACGCCGACACGACAGAAGCGGGACGCGCCGCTCTCGGCTGGTATCACGAAAAGAAAGACGAGGCTCGGGGCATCGGCCTCGGTCCTGAGCACGATTGGGCCTCTCATGGTGCGGATGGCTTTGGCCTCGGCTGCGTCGTCTACGAAGAGCCTATAGCAAAGAAGAAGCAGGATCCGCGCAACGCGGTCGCCGGCGGCTGGATGGGATGATTCATGGCTGATATGGAAGACATCCTGACCGAAGCCAAAGAAGCGTTTCAGCGCGTCTCTGACTTTGAGAACGAGAACCGCATGACGGCGCTCGACGATATCAGGTTTTCCCGCCTCGAAGAGCAATGGCCGGCGCAGATCGTCAAGCAGCGCGAGATCGAGCAGCGGCCGTGCCTGACCATCAACAAGATGCCGGCCTTCATTCGCCAGGTCGTCAACGATAGCAGACAGAACAAGCCATCGATCAAGGTGCATCCTGTCGATAGCGCCGCCGATGTTCACACCGCCGACGTGATGAACGGCCTGATCCGCAATATCGAATATACCTCGAATGCCGATGTTGCCTATGACACGGCGATCGAGGCCAGCGTCTCAGGCGGCTTCGGCTATTGGAGAATCGGCCTCGATTACGCCTATGCCGACAGTTTCGACCTCGATCTCTGCATCAAGCGCGTCTCGAACCAGTTCTCGGTCTATGGTGACCCTGACAGCACGGAAGCGGATTCGTCCGACTGGAACAGCGCCTTCATCGTTGACCGCCTCAGCCGAGAGGAGTTCAAGCGCAAATACAAGGGCGCGAAGAACATCGAGGATGATGACGTCGCCATCGATTTCGACAGTGATGCGTGGGACCGCTCGAACGATTGGCTCGATGACAAGACGGTGCTGATCGGCGAATGGTGGAAGCGCGAAGAGACCACCAAGAAAATCGTCCTGCTCTCGGACGGGCGCATTGTCGACGAGGATCTGATCAAGTCAGACCCGATGACGATGGTCTTGATCAATAACGGCGTGATTCAGGTCCAGCGCGAACGCGAGGCCAAGTCGCACAAGGTCACGCAATACATCATGACCGGCGCCGACGTCATCAAGACGAACGACTGGCTCGGCTGCTATATCCCGATCGTCCCCGTCTATGGCGACGAGATCATAGTTGAGGGCAAGCGCTATTTCCGAAGCCTCATTCACGGGGCCAAGGATGCGCAGCGCATGTTCAACTATTGGCGTACCACGTCGACAGAACTTGTTGCGCTGGCGCCGAAGACGCCATGGATCGGCCGCAAGGGCACATTTGACAGTGACGCGAGCAATTGGGCAACGGCGAACACGACAAGCCACGCCTATCTTGAATATGATAGCGACGCGCCACAGCGCATCCCGCTAGACAGCGGGCCGGCGGCCGGCGCTCTGCAGGAGGCTTTGAACTCTTCCGACGACATGAAATCGATCATGGGCATCTATGACGCTTCGCTTGGTGCTCGTTCGAACGAAACCAGCGGCAAGGCCATCATGGCTCGCCAGCGGGAAGGGGATGTTGCGACATTCCACTTCATCGACAACCTGTCGCGCGCCATTCGCCATACCGGTCGCATCCTGATCGACATGATTCCGAAGGTCTATACCAATGAGCGCATTATCCGCGTGATCGGCGAAGACGGCTCACAGCGCGCCGCTACTATCAACGCGCAAGAGCCGAAGCCGCAGCTTGACCAGAATGGCCAGCCGGTCGTCACCGCTCAAGGCGAGACGCTTCAGGGCGTCTACAGCCTGACGACCGGCAAATACGATCTCACCGTCACCACTGGCCCGAGCTTCACCACACGCCGCGAAGAGGCTGCCTACCAGATGACTGAGTTTGTTCGGGCGTTCCCGGATGCCGCTCCTGTTATCGGTGACATTCTGGCGAAGAACCTCGATTGGCCAGGTGCTGAAGAGATTGCCGAGCGTCTGAAGGCGATCAACCCTGCGCTGAAGCAACAGCAGGGTTTGCCGCCTGAAGTGCAGCAGATGATCCAAGATGGTCAGCAGGCCATTCAGGAACTGACGCAGAAGGTCCAGGCGCTGGAAGCCGATAAGAGCATCGACCAGTTCAACGCCGACACGAAGCGGATGGAGGTCGAAGGTGACCTTCGCAACGAAGCTATAAGGATTCGGCAGGACGCAGAAACAAAGGTGACGACGCACGCTTTGACCGTCGCTCAGAAGGCCGAACAGGCCCATCAATCAAGCATCGCCAAGGCCAATCAGGCCTTACAAGCTCCCACGCGCCAAGGGTAAGCGGCGCAATTCCCTATCACCAACCGGAAAACGGAGTGAACCTCTATGGATGAGGCTTTGACGGCTGTTGCCGAAGCACAGGCTATGCCTGCAGGCGGAGAACAGCAGACCAACACGGCAGACAAAGCAGTTTCTGACGTCGAGACCGAGGAAACTACGACTGAAGCAGAGGGCGCGGAAGGCCAAGAAGGCGAAGGCGAACCACAAGAGCCCGAGCTTGTCGAGGTCGACTACGACGGGAAGAAGCACAAAATCCCAGCTGAACTGAAGGACGCGCTTCTTCGCCAGCAGGATTACACCCGGAAGACCCAGGAAGTCGCGGAGGAGCGCAAAGCCGTAGAGGCAAAGCGCGCTGAAGCCGATCGGATCTTCCAGACGTCGCAGGAGGTGATCGAGGCGAAAGCCCACATTCATCACCTCGATTCCCAGTTGAAGCAATACGAAGGCGTCAATTGGCAGCAGCTTGAGCAGGAAGACCCCATGGCGGCCATGTCGCACTGGCGGAACTACCAGACGCTGAAGGAAGAGCGCGGTCAGGTCGCTGGTTACCTGACACACACGACAAACGAACTGTCCGAAAAAGCGAAGCAGGAAACTGCCAATCGACTTCGGGAAACACGCGCGTTTGCGGAAAAGAGCATCCCCGGCTGGACCGAGGACATGGACAAGAAGATCACGGAATTCGCACTCGGCAAGGGTTTTACGCGTGAAGCGTTGCAGAACGCCTACAGCCCGCAGACCTATGAAATCCTCTTCCTCGCCCATCTCGGCCATCAGGCAATGATGCAGAAGACCGCACAGCCGAAGCCAACCACCACCATCGTTCCCAAGCCACTCGAAACCGTCGCCGCCAAGGCCACGGCAGGTCGCGTGCCGCCGGAGAAGATGCCGATGGAGGACTTCGCGAAATGGATCAACAAGCGCTGATCTGGCGCATTTCCCAAAGGTAAACGAAAATGGCAAATACTACGCTCTCCGCGAGCATCATCGCGAAGGCGGCCGTGGCTATTCTCGACAACGAGCTGGTCATGGCCCGGAAAGTCTTCCGCGGCTACGAGGAAGACATCACCAAGAAGGTCAACGGCTACACGGTCGGCGACACGCTCAGCATCCGCAAGCCTGCCGATTTCACCGTTCGCGACGGCGCCACAGCGTCCGCTCAGAACGTGACGGAAGGCAAGACTACCATTCAGGTCAACAAGCGCAAGGGCATCGACTTCAAGTTCACCTCTCAGGAGCTGACCTTGAACATCAAGGATCTGTCTGAGCGCGTCATTCGGCCGGCAATGGTCCAGCTTGCCAATCAGATCGACGTCGATCTGATGGCGGAATACAAGAACGTCCCGAACTGGGTCGGCACACCTGGAAACCTCATCAATTCGTTTGCGGACTTCGCCAAGGGCCCGGAACGTCTCGACGAGGGCGCCGTACCACAGGACGGACGCACATCGGTTCTCTGCCCTGCTGACCACTGGGCACTCGTCGGCTCCCAGACGACGCTCTACAACGACACGATTACCAAGCCTGCCTATCGTCAGGGCAATACCGGCATGGTGGCCAACGTCGACATGTACATGACGCAGAACGTTGCCACGCATACGACTGGCTCGCGCTCCGGCTCGATCCTGATCGACCTGTCCATCACGTCTTCGACTATCACCTACGCCGACGTCAAGGACACCAATCAGCAGACGATCCACATCGATGCGCTTGGCGGCGCAACGCAGACGGTCAAAGCCGGCGACGTCTTCACGATCGATGGCGTCTATGACGTCAACCCGGTCACCAAGGCGCCACTGTCGTTCCTGAAGATGTTCACGGTCGTTTCCGATGCGACGGCCGCCGGCTCCGAAACCGATCTCGTCATCACTCCGGCGATGATCTGGACCGGTGCGTTCAAGAACGTCGATGTCCAGGGCGTCACTGACCTAAACAACCAGCCCGTCACCTTCGTCGGCTCTGCTTCGACCAACTATCGCCAGAACATGATCTTCACGGAAAAGGCGTTCGCGCTGATCACCGTGCCGCTCATCTCGCCTCCGGGCGCTGTCGACGTTGGCCGCGAGACCTACAAGGGCACCAGCGTTCGCGTGATCCCGGTCTATGACGGTATCTCCGACGAAAGCATGTGGCGTCTGGACGTCCTTTACGGGACAAAGACCATCGACGGCCGTCTGGCAACCCGCATCAGCGGCACGCCGTAACGGAAACGGAAGGAGCAGGAATATGACCACGAAACAGCTTTCCGATGGCGGTTCTGACGGCACGAAGCTCGGCCAGTCCACCACCGACAAGATCGCCTTCTACGGCGTCACACCGATCGCGCAGCGCTCTCTTGCCGCTCAGGCAACGTCGCTCGTCGGCACGGCGTCGTCCACCGCTCTCGACACGGCCACGAAAGCGGCCCTGATTGAAGTGATGAACACCCTCACCGCGATTGGCATCTGGAAGGGTTCCGCGTGAAGGTCGTTTTCTGCGTTCCTTCCCTTCAAGGGCCTACAGCGCCGTTCGTTGAGGCCCTTGAACGCTCCCTGCCGTTGATAAAGGCGGCAGGATGGGAAGAGGGCGCAGTCGAAGAAAGAGGCTGCCCGTACATCAGCTATGCGCGGGCGGCCATGTTGAGGAAGGCGCTCGACGCCAAGGCGGATGTGATCGTCTTCCTCGACTACGATTTAAGTTGGGATCCGCAAGACCTCCTGACCTTGATTGAAACCGAAGGCGATGTTGTCGCTGGTACATATCGGTTCAAGAAGGACGAAGAGGTCTATATGGGAGTCTGGCGCACCGATGGCGCCGACCGTCCCGTTGTGCGGGATGGCTGCTTCCTGGCGAGCCGCATCCCTGCCGGGTTCATGAAGATCACCCGCGAAGGCGTCGACCGGTTCATGACGGCCTATCCGGAACTGACCTTCGGCGTTCGCTACAGTCCATCGGTCGATCTCTTCAATCACGGCGTCATCGATGGCGTCTGGTATGGTGAGGATTATGCCTTTTCCAAGCGTTGGGTCGAGTGCGGCGGCGAAATCGCCCTGATCCCCAATCTCAACATCAATCACCACAGCGGCGACCATGAATTCAAGGGAAACCTGCATGAATTCATGATGCGCCAGCCTGGCGGGGCAAAGGCGGTTTGCGATGCCGTTCAGTAATTATTCCGAACTACAGGCGTCCATAAGCGATTGGATGGCGCGCTCCGACGTCGCAGGCGTTGCTACAGATTTCATCGCCCTTGGCGAGGCAGGCTTGAACCGGGAACTGAAGCAGGTCGGCACGACGGTAGCGTTGGCTGGTGTCCCCGGCCAGGATTATATCGATATCACAAGCCTGTCGATGATCGAGCCAACGGCTCTGTTTATCACCCCAAATTTGCAGGAATACGAGCTTACAAAACAGGCGCTAGGCACCTTTACCAAATATGACACGGCTGGAGAGCCGACGACCTGGGCAGTCGAGGGCAAAAAAATCGTCTTCGACCGGGAGCTTGACCAGGCATACCCGCTCCGCTTCGTCTACACCGGCCGGTTTGCTCTTTCCGTCGCAGCGCCGACTAACGATTTCCTCACGGAAAATCCAGATCTCTATATGGCCGCGTCGATCGTTTGGGGCTCCGTCTACGTGAAGTCGTCACCTGACATTTCGATGTGGTCGCAGATGCTGACCGCCTTCCTTACGTCGGCCCGCAATATCGAGGCGCGCAAGAAGCGCGGGCAGATGGTCGTGGATCCGGCAATCACCAGCGTCGGCAAATATTGGCCGATCAGGGATATCATTTCGTGAATATCCCATTCCCGCCATTCGAGCCAGACCGCAGCGATTTCACCGGCTCAGCCAGCAACAACGTCGTCAATGCTCAGCCGGTGGCCGATGGCTGGGGCCCGATGCCCGATCTCGTCGAAATCTCGCAAGCTTTGGCAAGCGAATGCCGCGGTGCGGTCTATGTCCGGGATTCCACAGGCAATTACGTCATTATCGCCGGCACGGAAACGCGCCTCTATCGCCTCGATACCACGGATTACTCCTGGGATGACATTTCAGGCCCGAGCGCGCCATATTCAGTGCCTCTTGGCGATGCCTGGGTGTTTACCCGCTTCGGAACGCAGCTCCTGATCCACAATCTGAACAACCCGATACAGGTCTATGACATCGAGGCGGCCGGCGTCTGCGCCGATCTGGCAGGAAGCCCGCCAAAAGCCCGCTATTCCTGGGTATCAGGCGACTTTGTGGTGCTTGGATACCTAGAAGGCATAAATGGCGAGAGAATTGTCCGCTGGAGTGGCCTGAATGACTGCGAATTCTGGACAATCGGCAAGAAAGGCTCGGATTATCAGGAATTGCCCGAGGGTGACGAGATCATGGGCGGCTTCGCGGAGCAGGGCGGCTTTTCCGTCATCCAGCGCGCTGCCATGCAGTTCTTCCCGTTCGCTCCTAGTTCGGGCTTTACCTTCACGCGCACCGTCCTGAACCCGAAGCAGGGAACGATTGCACCGCGGTCCATCGTCTCGATCGGGCCGGGGAAATTCTTCTATTATTCGGAGGATGGCTTCTTCGGCGGTGCCCAGCGCCAGCCGATCGGCGCCGAACGTGTCGACCGGTGGTTTCTGGAGCAGGTGGACGAAAGCTTCCTTGGCGATGTTCAAGGCGTAGCAGACCCATACGAGAAGATCGTCTGGTGGAAATACCGACAGGCAAACGGCCAATATCGCCGCCTCGGTTATGACTGGCAGCTGGACCGCTGGTGTCAGTCCGATCAGCAGGTAGGCGAGGTGGTGGCCCTGACGACGCCTGGCGTGACCTGGGATGGTCTATCTGCCCTTTATGCAGATATCGATGCCGTTGACGTGCCCTTCGACAGCCGGATCTTCCTCGGTGGTCGGCCGACAATGGCGACGTTCACCACGGATAATAAGCTGGCGTTCTTCTCCGGCTCTCCGCTGGCTGCGACGATCGACACGGCGGATGTCGAGATCAACCAGACATATCGGACCTTCATCTCAGGCGTTCGCGTCGTCACCGATGCGCCAACCTATACCGTCAAGGACGGAACCTCGGATTATCATGGTGGAACAGTGACGTTCTCCAGCGCCAGTTCGCCCAATCGCGCCGGCCTATGCCCGCTCCGGTCGGATGGTCGCCTGCACAAGATCCGGCTTGAGATAGCCGCCGGGACTGTCTGGAGCGTCGTTTCGGCGGCAAATGTGCCTGACAACAACATTGCCCCGAGCGGGGAACAGTAGATGAGCGTCAACGCAAACTATGGCGGCAACGTCGCCAAGCCCGTTCATCTGGTGCTTGCCGGTACGACCACGACGCTTGTCGGCACGGCGATGACGGACAATTCCATGTCACTGTCGTCATGGGCGTTCTGCAATCCGACCGGCGGCGCGGTGACCTGTGACCTGTTCTGGTACGACGCCGCCACGACAACGGAGCGTCTCATCTGGCGCAAGTCCGTCCCGGCCAATGACACACTGATCGAGGCCGACTTGCCGCTTCGCCTCTGGCCTTCTGACGAGATCAGAGCCAAGGGCGCGAACACCGTCACTGTGACGCTCACCATGACAATGAATCTGGTCAACTCGCAGTGAGGATCGCCATCGCGAATTCAGCAGAGGTCGATCACTTTTGGCCGGTCTTCGCTGAGCGCATGCAAGCTATGCTTGATGATGCCGGTGGAGACTTAAGCAGCGGTGACCTGTGGCAGATGTGCCGATCCGGGAATGCTTTCCTTGTCCTCATCGAGAATGACGGCAAGCTAGCGGCTGCTTCGATTTATCAGTTCCAGAGATGGACGCAAAGGACTGTTCTGCGGTGCCTTGGGCTGGTCGGAGACGACTTCAAGGCGTGGGCTCAACCGCTCGTCCAATTTGCTGAAGAGATGGCGAAGCAGGGTGGGGCAACAGCGCTTGTGACGAGTGGCCGCGAAGGCCTTCAAAGAGTCTACCCAAAGGCCAAGCGCCTAACATCGACCTACATTATGGAGATCTAGGATGGCCAAGGGCGGAACCCAGACCACCAGCAGCAATTCCGCGCCGTGGAAGGAAGCGCAGCCAGCCCTCAAGCAGGGCATAGGCGCAGCGCAGAGCCTCTACAACAGCGGCACAGGCGCTCAGGTCTATAACGATTCCACGGTTGTTCCGTGGAGCAACAACACCATGACCGGCATGGATAAGACCAAGGATGCGGCACTTGCCAATCTCAACGGCAACGGCCTCTCTGGTCAGCTTCAGGGCGTCATTAACAACGGCGGCTATAACGCCGGCCAGTTGGAAGCGCTGAACAACACGCGTCAGGTGGCGAACGGCGCGTTCAACATCAACGAAGATCCCGGCTTTCGACAGGTCATCGATCAGGCGACGAATTCAGTAAACAGCAATGCATCGGCCGCCGGCCGCTATGGCTCAGGCACAAATCAGCAGCTCCTCGGAAGCACGATCGGCGATCTTGGCGCCCGGCAGTTCCAGAACTGGCAGACGCGCAAGGATGCGGCGAATTCCAACCTCTTCAACATGGGCCAGACCGGATTCGGTCAGCTCGGGCAGGCTTATTCCGGCATGCAGGCTCCGGCTCAGGACTTGATGAAGGTCGGCGGCATGGATGACGATTATGCCACGCGGTTGATGAACGATCGCCTCCGCGTCTTCAACGAGCAGCAGAACAAGCCTTGGGAGAACCTTTCCAGGCTCCAGGCTATCGCATCTGGCGCCGGTCAACTTGGCGGCTCTCAGACGCAATCACAGCCTGGTCAAAACCCATTCTTGACGGCCCTTGGCTATGGCGCGACAGGCGCCGGCCTCCTTGGAGGTTTCCTATAAATGGCGCTCCCTCCCTTCGCAAATGGCTTCCAGCCGTTCCTCCGCAACAACAGCGACATGCTGCTCCAGGCTGGTGCTGGCCTCCTTGGTGGGGCTACGGCGCCCCAGCAGGTCGCCGGCCTCGCGCAAGGCGTTGCAGGCGTGCGCCAGCGCAACAAGACGCTGGAGTTCCTTCGCCAGCAGAACCCGGATCTGGCCGCGGCCGTCGAGAGCGGCGCGCTGTCCGGCGGCGATGCCTACAAGCTGTTCTACCAGCAGAAACTCGAGTCTCAGAAGCCGAAGAACAACTTCATCACGGCTGGCAAGAACCTCTATGACGCCTCGACGGGCCAGTGGGTTACCCCGCCAGCCAGCATTGCGGCCGGCGATGAAGAATGGGGCCTCACCCCTGTATGGGGCAAGGATGAGAGCGGTAAGACTGTGCTCGGGCAGGTTTCAAAGACTGGGAAATTCAAGCCGCTTGATACGGGTAATTTCGAACCGACTCCAGTTCTTCAAAATCTCGATACCGGCACGGCGATCATCAGCCAGAACAGCCGAACCGGTGCCGTAGTCAACAACACGCCGAAGAACTTGATCGGCGCTGCCAGCGACACGAAACTTGGCGCTTCGCAGGGCGAAGCCAGGGCAGCATACAACAGCATGGCAAGCAAAATGCCGGGACTTGAGGCAGTCGTAAACAGTCTCGACAGTCTGGCAGATAAAGCGACCTATACGGGCGCTGGGCAAATTCTTGATTTGGGCAGAAAGCAACTCGGCATGGCGCCAAGAGATGCTGCGGTAGCTCGGGCGCAATATATCTCAACGGTCGACAACCAAGTCTTGCCGCTGTTGCGCGATACATTTGGGGCTGCGTTCACCCAGAAGGAAGGCGAAACCTTGCGTGATACTCTCGGTGACCCCGACAAGTCTCCGCAGGAAAAGAAGGTCGTTCTTCGCGCGTTTATCGAGCAGAAGAAGCGCGACCTTGAGGCATTGGCGGCTCAGTCTGGGCAGGATTCAGCTGTCCCGGCCGCTGGTGGCAACACAACGTCTACCGGCGTGCCATGGAGCATGGAACCATAATGCCGACACTCAACATACAGGGCAAGCGCGTGAAGGTGGATGATTCCTTCCTTCAGCTTTCGCCGGAAGATCAGGCCAAGACTGTCGACGAGATCGCCGCTCAGATCGGCGTGGTTCCGGCTCCTGAGAACGACCTGAGCACCGCAAGCGCTGACACTCGCGATCTTGCCTCCAGCCTGTCGAACATGACGCAAAACCCGGCCGCGGCGATCGATGCCCAGCGCGTGAACGACGCCAAGGCCAAGCGCGACGAGTTCTACAGCAGTGGCATCTATGCGGGCTCGATGAACCCGCTCGGGTCGATCGCCAAGTCCATCGACGCTGGCGCAAGCGCGGCACAACGTTCTCCACTCTTCGGGTGGGATGACGAGTTGACCGCTCTCGCTCGGAGCGACGTGAACAAGGGCGACTATGGCAGGCTTCAAGCTGAGGCAGATGCCAAGAAGACTGCGGCTCGGCAGCAGAACCCAGGCGCGTCGCTTGCTGGTGACGTCGGCGGTGGCCTCATCATGGGGCGCGCGCTTCCAAATTTCGTCGCTGGACGCAATCTCCCCGTTGTCGGGCGGACTGGCGCTGCGATGATCGAGGGCGCCACATATGGCGGCGTGACGGGGGCTGGAGAAGCGAAGCCGGGCGAGCGCGGCACAGGGGCCACATACGGCGCACTTCTCGGCGCGGGGATCAGCGGCGTTGCGTCTCGCATCGGGGATGCCTTGGCCTCTCGCGCGGCTCGCAATACGGCAAACAACGCTGCTCCAACTGCTCAGGAACTCGCAGACGCTTCCCAGCAGCTTTATGATCGAGCTTATCAGTCTGGTGTTGCCATAGAGCCGCAATCTGCGAACCGGATGTTCCAGAACATGCGCATCGCGGGCGGGCGCATCAACGAAAACCTACGCCCACAGACAGCGGGCCTCATCGACGATATTAACGCTCTGCAAGGCCAGCCGATCGATTTGCAGCGGTTTCATGAGCTTCGCCAGGAAATCGACCTTGCTATCAGCCGAGCAACCCCGTCTGATGAGCGTACCTTGTCCCGAATGCGCGAAATCCTGAACGCCTTCGCTGACAACGTCACGCCACAGCATGTTGTCGGGCCTCCAGACGCTTTCAACACATTCCGAGAAGCCGATCATCTTTGGGCTCAGCGCACGAAGACGCAGAAGATCGAGGATCTTTTTGACCTCGCCGACGTCAAGTCTGGCCGCCATTCCCAGTCTGGTATGGAAAACGCCGTTCGCGACAAGGCATCTCAGCTCTATACGAGGATCGTCAATCGGCAAGAGCGCAGCTTTACGCCGGAAGAAACCGCACTCATTCGGCAGTTGGCCCGCGGCAATTCTTCGCCGGCACTCGTTAAGTGGGTGGCTAAATTTGCGCCGCGTGGCGTCGTATCAGCAGGGGCGGGCGCAGCAGTGGGCTCGGCTATAGGCGGGATCTTCGGGCCAGTTGGTGCGGCCATCGGTTTTGCCACCCCAGGTGCTGTTGGTCATCTTGCCGCCGGCAGTGTCGATCGTGCCGCGAATAGAAGCCTTCACGCTCTGCAGACGGCTGCCGCAACTGGGAATGCGCCTGTCCTCGGGGCAATCTCAAACCGCATCAACCCGCTTATTGCTCCGGTCACCTCTGGAACGGCGAGCCAAGTGATGCGCCGAAGATAAAATCGAAGCCGTAGGCCAGCGCAATCGTAATAACCAGCGTCGGCAGTGTTACGTTGAAAAACCAGTAGGCCCCCGGACCCCAAAAGGGTTCTTTCTTCCCGGCTTTGGACCACTCGCTTTCGTGCAGGTCCACTTGCTTCGCAAACTTATCGTCCAACCCAATCTTCCTTTAATGCCCTCAGACGCGGCATTTTACACGTAATCCATGGGGAATGCCAATGGCTGATTTCGATTGGTCGCCATACGCTGTGGGCGGTGCGACAAGGCCAGACGCGCTGTCAGGCATGAACGCGCAGTTCAGGGCGGCTCTTCAGGGGCTCATCTCGACGGCTCCTAATGGCATCCGCCAGCAATTGCAGGTGTTTTCCGGGTATCGGTCGCCGGCCAAGCAAGCCGAACTCTATAACCGTGCACTGCAGAAATATGGATCTCCGCAGGCCGCACGCCAATGGGTCGCGCCTCCGAACCGCAGCCAGCACAACAAGGGCATGGCCGCCGACCTGAAATATCTCTCCCCGCAGGCCAAGGCGTGGGTGAGGGAGAATGCCCCGGCACATGGCCTTTCCTTCCCGCTGAAGAATGAGCCCTGGCATGTCGAACTGGCGACGGCGCGCAATCCTAATGCAGCAACGCCGCCGAGGGATATCCCAAATGTCTCTTCGGCACTTGCCTATGACGCCGTGCCGACGCCACGCCCGTCAAGCAACCCGTTCGACGCCATTCTCTCTACATCAACCCCAGCGCCATCACCGATGCTGGCTTCATCCTTCGCGCCGACGCCCGTTCAAAGGGAGGCATTACCCGACGTGACCCCTGTCAGTATGAGATCATCCCGCCTTGGATCATCCGCGCCCACATTGGCCGATATGGGCCGTCTTGGCCCTGCACCTGTCGCATCTCCTGCCTCGTCCTATTTCGACTATTCCGGGCTGCTCTCCGAAGATCCACAGCAGGTAAGCGCGTTCGATGCCGAGCGCCTTGGCCCGACTTCCCCAGTCGCCACGACACCGCAGCAACTTCAGCGCGGCCTTCTCGACCAGCAGCTTAACGCCGGCATTCTGCCCGACCTCATGGCACCCGCCACCAACTGGCCTGGTCAGGTCGCGCCGACGACTGCCGCGACAGTCGAGCAACCAGCCATGGGCGACTATGAACCTGCCTCGATCAAGACATCGAGCGTTCAGCCGCCGGCCGTCCAAAGCGGGCTCATGTCGATGCCGGAATATCGGCAGGTCCAACAGCAACAGGCGCTTATGGGCGGCGCTCTCCCGCAGACGTCTCCAGCTGAATTCCAAGCTTATGCGGATCGGACAAGGCAGCAGATGCAGAACCGGTCGCTTGGCGGTGGTCTTCTTGGCGGCCTTCTCGGCGGCCTGACCCTCGGCCCGGTCGGCGCCATTGCCGGTGGCCTGTTGGGCAAGACCGTGGCGAACAGGAGCTTCTTCCCGGAAGCGCCACCCGCAAACCCGAACAGCAAGCAACAGCAGACGGGATACGCCGGACTGAACGAGTCCGGTCGCCGTTCATATTCGGAAAGCAAACAGTTCAGGGACGCCGTTGACGGCAAAATGAGCGCAGGGCTCTGGTAAGGGATATCCGATGGCAAAGAGCAACGTCCTCGAATGGGATGCTACCGCATCGAACAACACCGATATCAACAATATCGGTGTGCAGGGCTCCAACAACGTCAATAACTTCGACAACGCCTTCCGGGAGCTGATGGCGCAAGGGGCATCAAACCTCGTCTCCCGCTTCACGTCTCGCGGCGCCGGCTATACAGCGGTCAAGGCTGATCACAATCAAGTGTCGCTCTTCACGGCAAGCGCCACCCTTGGGCTAACGGCAGCAGCCACCCTGACCAATGGATGGGAGCACATCGTTGTTGCTTCCGGCGGGGATGTCACGATCGACCCGAACGGTTCAGAGCTGATCAACGGGCTGACGACGATTACCGTCCTCAACGGTCAACGCGCTGTCATTCGCTGCAATGGAACAGCCTTCTATGCGGCTATTTCTGGCGAAGCTACGATTGGTATGGCGATCCAGGGCCATCGTTATGGTCTCACGCTTTCGAATAATGGCTCTGACGCCACAAATGACATCGATATTGCTGTGGGATCGGCCGCAAGTGACGGTACAACCCCATATCTCATGACGCTTGCCTCTGCGCTGACCAAGCGCCTCGATGCATCCTGGGCAGTCGGCACGAACCAGGGAGGTCTCGATACTGGCTCTATCGCGAATACGACCTATCATGTCTGGCTTATCCAGAGGTCAGATACCGGCGTGGTAGACGTCCTGTTTTCTACCTCTGCCACTTCCCCGACCATGCCGACGAACTACGACCGCAAGCGCCGAATAGGATCAATTCTCCGGGAGAGCGCGGCGATTGTCGGATTCAAGCAATATAACAAGCGTTTTCTGCGCAATGCGCCAAAGATCGACAGCACTGTTGCAACCGCATTCACCAGTGAAACGATAACTCTTTCAATCCCGGCCGGAATTTCAGTGAGGCCCATATTCGGCTCTCAGTTGGTTCTCGCAGCTTCTACAAACGTAGTCTATCTGGTCGGGGATGCCGACATTGGTTCGGCTGTATTCACCATTCAGCAAGCCTTGACCGCAGCCGGTGGCCTCGCGGCCGATCGCATCGTTATTGACGCTTTCGTCTCAAACACAAACCGGCAGATCTACCAGGCGCTGACAATCGCCGCGGGCACAGTTTCCCAGCGCCAGATTGAGACCTTCGGCTGGCACGACGACACTCTCTAGGAGAAACCATGACGCACCGCAGGCACATCCATCTCATCGGCGACAGCCTTTCGAAAGGCTATGCTCTCGGGGCATATAGCGAGCAGATCATCGCCAATGGTCCAAGCGACCCGCGGAATGCGATTCTGCTGTTTGCCTCGATATCGTCTATGGCAAACAACGTGCTTTACGAGAACGGCATTCGAGACGAATTCAATTACACTGGGATTCCCGCGGTCAATCTCAGTTCCGACATATCGACCACGGTTGCCTCTATCCGCGCCCTAGTCGCCAACGGAACCATTCGCAGCGGCGATGTTGTCGTGGCAGAAGACGCCGGCCCGCACAACCAAGATCCTGACCTCTACCAAAGCCAATGGGAGCAGTTCCGCGCCGCCGTGGTTGACCGCTTCGATATCACGTTGGTCATGATGAGCATGTTCAGCTATCCGAATGCCGCGGCTGACAGCCAGTACAGCACCCTCTTCGGAACGGCACCCAATCAGCGCACAATGAATGCCGCTACCGTGGCCGCCTATCAGGCGACCATTCCGAACGAGCGAGGCCAGACGCTTTGGATCGACATGAAGACAGCAATGGACAACTGGCGGTCATCGGCAAAATCAGTCGACAACGTTGATGTGATGCATCCTGACGACATTCATCCGAATGTCTGGGGGCAGGCCCTCATGGTGGGGGAACTGCTCAAGGCGCTTCAGTATCGGCCCTATATCAATGACTGCAATGGGCTGAAGAACCTCGCATATACGCAATATGCCCAACTGAAATACGGCTCGACGACCTTCAACGCGCTGCGTGCTTTCCAGTATATGAGCCAGTGCATTCTTGGATGATTGCATCCACCATGATTGTCTGTCCTTTGATGTTCTGATGTATCCCGTCATCATGCAGGACGGTATACCCCGATTTCGTGACCTCGTTTATCATGGTTTTGAGGTCAATAAGCTTGGCACCGAGGACATGGGCCGCAAAGGTCGTCGCATCGTTATAGCTCACCCCTCCGAAATCGATGGAATAGCGGTATAGGTCGGCAGGTTCTCCACCGACAACAGGGGATTTGATATCGTCCGGTATGGTCATCATGATCAGCTTGACATCAACGCCCCTGAGCGCGGCGCCGATCTTCAACCAGTTGTCGAAATATACCATCGGGGCCTTGTCGTGGCGTCCCGCGTCTTCGAGCACAACCACATCACCATCGCGGATAACGCCGCGCTTGACGAGATCCGAAATCCACTCTGCCCCATCCTCTACCATATCAGGCTGTCCGTTCAGGCCGGCGTAGACAGCCATGAAGCCACGGCTGCGCAACTGCGAGGCTGGGGAACGAAGCTCCCAGTCCGGATTGTCCATCTGTTCTTTCGTCGAGCTGTCCGGGAAGAAGCCGAGGGCATAGCCTCGCATGATGCTGTCACCAAAGGTGAAGATCACGCTTCCGTAACTGTCCCGGGCGACCATCATTTTGGCGAGAAGCGGCTCGGACGGCCCAGCCTGGGCGAACGCCTGGCAGGCAAAGAGCAGCGCTGAAAACAAGAGCGGGATGAGTTTCATCCCCAATGCATACCTTAACGCGAATCTTCTGACAATCTGGAGACTTCCATGCTCGTCCACAACTGGCGCGCAGTCTCCTTCCTATTTCACCAATGGAGAGAAACCCCATGCGCAAGATCAGCGCTTATGGCATCCAGAAGCTTAAACAGTGGGAGGGGGAAATCCTCTTCGCCTATGACGACTTCGACCCGCCATCCAATCGCCGCCGCATCAAGAGCGGCGACAGGATCAAGGGAACATTGACAATCGGGGTAGGGCACACTGGGCCCGACGTGCGCCCCGGCATGACGATCACCTCGCAGCAATCGACCGATCTTCTCTATCAGGATCTGGCGGCGTTCGAGGCTGTCGTAGAGGCCAGCGTCAAGGTTCCGCTCAACGACAACCAGTTTGCGGCTCTCGTCAGTTTTGCGTTCAACGTCGGCGCAGCAAACTTCCGATCTTCCACGCTCCTGAAGAAGCTCAATACCGGCAATTATGCCGCTGTCCCGGCTGAGCTTGCCAAATGGACGAAATCCAAGGGCAAGACGATGCAGGGGCTTGTCAACCGGCGCGCGGCCGAGGCGGGGCTCTGGGCCGAGGGATCATTCGTTCAGTCTTCCGGCACGATCGCCGACAAGCAGCGCGCGCCGCTCATCAACGGCAAGGTGCTCAGCACCGGGACCGCGCTCCTGTCTGGTGGCGGACTGCAGTTCGTTCCGACCAATGGACCGATCGCCTACGCGCTCGCGGCCATCCTCGTCATCGCCTGCCTTGTCGGCGGCGGCCTATACGTCTGGGACAGGATGAAGAACTGATGCTTTCCTTTATCCCTGACGCCCTCAAGCTGCCCGCAGCAGCGCTTGCCGGGGCTTTAGCCTCCGCATCCATCCTGATCGTCATAAACGCTATCTGGTGGCTTCCTGCGGCCCGTAGTGAGGGCAGGGACGCAGAACGCACCGCTGCTCTTCAGCGATCGATGGATCTAATTCGAGAACGAGGCAAAACCAATGCTGAGATTGGCAAACTCTCTCCTGCCGATATTTGCCGTCGCTTGGGCGGCGTCTGGGTGCCAGGCGACAACCTCTGCGAATGACGGTGCCGGATTCGAGCGTCTAAGCCCGTCTGCCGTCACCCGGAAATTCATCATCGCCAACGATATCCCCTTCGCCAAGCAGGTCGTCGCGCATAATCAGACGTGCGACAAACTGCCGGCCTGCCGAAAGTAGACGCCCATGACCATGCTTGGACTGAACCTGGCCCTTACAGGCGTGAGAAGCGGAGGAGGGGGCACATCGCTCCCGGATTTCCAGTTCCAGACGGAAACCGATACGCTCAACACGTCGAAGACGGCGGCCGGCATTCCGATGACCAGACGGCAGAAGCTTGCCTTTGACCGGCTCATCGTCCGCATCAAGGGCGCTGGTGTAAGCATGGCCGATGCCCTGGCCATGTATTCGCCAGACACGCCGACCGAAATCAACAGCCGCGTCAACAAGTTTCATCCCGGCACGAACGATCTGACCCTGACTGGTGCGGGTGTCCCGACCTATACGGCAAACGACCGCTGGGGAAGCTGGCTGTCAACAGCCAAATATAACACCGGCATCGGACTGCAGACCTTCGCCCAAGGCCAGTTCACGATCTTCTACTATTCCCGGTCCAGCAACGCCGCCAGCAGCGGTGACTTCGGCGCGCAGACGGCCGGCGCAGATGGCATCGGGGGTAATATCCGGGACGCCTCCAACAAGATCAATGCGCGTCTTCAGGCTGCGAACTACGTTTCCACTTCGGCGACCATCAGCCCGGGCCAGGGCATGTATAGCTTCCGTTCGAACAGCATCGACACATTCGGGATCACGCGCGAAGCTCCGTCCACAACCTATGTCGCGCCTGCCACCAATCCGACCATCCATCTCGGCGGCATCAACGGCGGCGCGCTGTCCGTGCACGATTGCGGGCTCTTCGCCATCTTCAAGGTGCGGCTGACCGATGCCCAGTGCATGGAGATCAGTGCTGCCCTGCTGGATTATTACTACAAGATCCGCTTCGGCATGGTCGACTACTACGACGCTGGCAAAGCCCCAACGACGGCCGATTATGACGTTGTTGTCTATGGCGCAAGCTGGACAGGGGTTTCTGCCGCCTACGCCGCCAAGCAGGAAGGCAAGACCGTCTGCATGGTGCTCGACGACCTCGCCAAAACCGATTGGGATATCGGCGGCATGCCGGCATCCGGTCTGGCCTATGTCGACTGCTATAACTTCACGGCGCTGAAGGGACTCTATCGAGACCTCACATCCTGGGCCAATAGCACGATCATCAACCGGGCGGACACCAACACGCAAACGGGTAACTCGATCGAAAGCTGGCAGTTCGTCCAGGGCGTTCGGCGCATGCTCGACCCAGCACGGACGAACGGAACGCTCATTCTCGGGCAGGATATCCCGGTCTACTTCTCCACCGGTATCCAATCCATCACATCGGTCGGCCTGAAGGACACGGCGCTGAAGACCAACGACGGGCGGACATTCACGGCTCGGCAGTTCATCGCCGCGGACTATGATGGCGAATATATCCACAAGTCGGCCGGCATCCCGACCTTTACGGGCAGCGAGGCTGCAGGCGCAGGTTCCGAAGCCAACAACGGCTACAAGGGATCCGGCTCGATGAGCAAGCCCTATGGCTCGGATATCAGCCCCTACATCACGGATGGCGTCCAGGCGTCCGGTCTTCTGCCGGATATCCAGGGCGAAATGCCTCTGCCCGGCTTGACCGTTGATGGCGTCGATCCGTCGATCGAGAGTATGAACTATCGCCTTGCGATGACGACCGACGTGGCCCGCATGGTTCCAGTGACGACCATGGACCCGCATCGGAATTACAATTCGCTTCGCTACGAGACCGCGGCTCGCGCCTATGTCCTTAACCCCGGCGTTACGATCGGCAATCCGGCGGTCACCACCACCATCCTGCAGTTCGCGGTTGGTGGCTCGACAAACAAGATGGACGTGAACAACGGTTCTGGCGGCCTCTCCACCGACTTGCCGGGCAGCGGCTATCGGTACGCCACAGCGGCAAACCGTGCGGCGCAGTTGGCCGTGATCGATGACCTTCGGGACTACCAGCTTGGTTGGTTCTGGTGGCACGCCAACTCCGGGGACGGCCGCATCCCCGGAACTCTTGTGACACAGTTCCAAGCGCTCGGGCTCGACGCAGGCACGTTCCTCGATCCCGGTCCCGGCGGCTTGCTGTTCTGGCCGAACCGCCCGTATCAGCGCGATCCGATCTGGCGCCTGAAAAACACCGGCTACGTCTCGACGGCGCAGGATTATTGCAAGGTCGATGGCTCGGCTCTCAGATCCGACAAGACGATTGCCGTGACGAGCTATGACTGCGACAAGCATCCCCCGTGGAAGGTGGCCTCTGGTGGCCTCCTATACACGCAGGGCAGCGTTCCCGGCTCGCTGGTGGCCGGCGCCGACAAGATGGCCCCTGTACCGCTTGAGGAGATCGTTCCCGATGTTGGGGTAAAGACGAACGTCGTCGTGCCGTGGGGATCTTCCTGCACGATCCTTTGCTGGTATATGGGTAGGCTGGAGCCGACAGGCGGCCTCAAGGGCGAGGCGGCCGGCGTTATCGCTTCCATGGCGATCGACGCGACAGCGAACGTGCAGGACGTTGACTATTCGACACTGCGCACGAAGCTGTTGGCTCGGGACGTGAACCATCCGGTTCTTCCCCAAGTAGCATAAGCAATCGGTTTTCCGACCTGCAGCGAACAGATCGGAAAACCTAACCACCAAGATTAGCTGGAATCTCGATGGCTGGGCATAAGTTACCAGTGTCTGATTTCGAAAACCTAAATGCAGACACAGCGGGCTTAGGGACTTGATGACATCCAACGACGATATCCTGCGCGCCCTTGGCCGGGTCGAAGGCAGACTCACAGGCATTGAAGAAAGCGTTTCCCTGTTGAGGGAGGACGTGAGCGACGAAAAGGACAATGCCCACGAAAGCCGGTCTGTCATTCATCGCCGGCTCGATGAACAGATGCGACAGATCAATCTGCTGGATAAGGTCGTCGAGATCAGCAGCGGCGTTGATGCTACTCTTCGGGAGGAGATAAAAAACCTCCGGGATACCGTAGACAAGAACCACGCTGCCACACAGCCGGCCCTAGAGGAGTGGAGACGCATGAAGTCTATCGGCTACGGTATCTCAGGTCTGATCGCGTTTGCTGGCCTTACAGTCGGCGCTATTGTCACTTGGGCGAGCGATGGGGCAGTTTCGGCTCTCAGGCATTGGTTGAAGATTAATTAAAGTTCTCGGCAAGAGAACGACTGAATTCTGGAATGCATTCGAAGTCTCCCGGACCCATGTTATCCGCCGCGACCCAGCCTTTATCGGTGCGCCTGAAGTCGCCGGGACGAGGGTCGTAGAGGAATGACGTTGACTTGATCATCAGCGGGTCGAAGGCCACCGGCAAAGATCCGATCTCCCGGCCCCGCTGGAAGACCGGTAGCCGTCCGGTCGGCATCTCAACGCCATGGCTCTCCATGACAGCCTTCAGCCCGATTTCTCGCACGATCCTCGCATCCAAGGTGACCCACCGGCCTTCGGCTATCTCATAGGTAACCGTGCCGTTCATGTCATCTTGTAGGCTTTCGATTTTTCTCATCCCATCATCCTCCATACCATCTTCCCGATCTCCACCGCCATCACCACGATCAAAGCTATTCCGAAGATGATGGCGTGCGGGGTGTAGCGGCTAAGCAAAGACCCTCGCTACTTTCCGCCCTACTCGAATGGCTCCGGTTCGTCCAAACCAAGCAGGGTAATTGGCGGCGAAAAGAGTTTTCCCATCGTCGATCAAATATTTCCCGTTTTTTGATAGCCACCCTTCGTCACGCCAATCGTGAGACGACCAAACTCCCAGGTGAACAACTTCCGCGAAATTCGGATGCTGATCAAGCCACGCGCGCTGCTCTTCGGTTCTCATCCCTTCGCCCCCTCATGTTCCTTGAGGGCGGCCGTGATCATCGCATCCCACCAAGCCATATTGCTCGACCACGAATCCATATGCCCAATCGCGTCCTCAAGCATCAGTTCGGTCGGCTTCCGCATTTCCTCGATCGCTGCTCTGGCTAGATCAAAGCAGGTTTCACGGAAACCTGGGCCGCAATCTTCCCATGTGGTGTTGAAGTCTAGATTAGCGGCAATCGCTCTTGCCACTCGCTCTATCATATCCATTCCATTCTCCTTTAGGGATGGGGGACTATCCACAGGCGCCGATTTCTGTGGATTTCATTTTACAATATACTCTTGACGTTCCTAGATTCATTGAGTGAATTCCGGCTGCATTTTACAGCCCAGTTCCATCTACCCAATTGAAATCCATGCTTATGCCATCGGATTTGTAATCAGGGGGTCCCGGGTTCGAACCCTGGCGGGGGCACCATAACCACTTGATATTTATACACTATTTTCATCGCCAGCACCACCCATTTTACAGCATTTCGCGTATTTTACAGATTATGCTCATTTCGTTCCGCGGCTGATGGCGTCGATAATCTCCTGGCCTGCCAGGTAGTGACGCCGAATAATCCCCTCCGCATCCTCCCGAGAATGACCCGAGATCTCGGCGATAAGCTGGATCTTCTCCTCATGCGATCTATCGAGGTTCGCATAGGCATAGGTGATCGCCGTTCCGCGCAGATCGTGGAAGGTCACGCCTTTGATGCCGAGGCGCGTCATCTCTTTCCCCCATGATGATTTGAAGCCGCTCGATGTCCAGTTTTGGCCGAATGAGTTGACCAGCACGCGCTGGCGCTGATGGGTCTTGGCCTCCTGCAGTATCGGCAAGATGGCCGGCGCTGCGGTGATGCGAACCCGCGCGCCCGTCTTCCCCTGCTTGATCGATACCCGCTCGCCATCGAAAGCGATCATCGGCATCGTCAACAGGTCGGCCTGCCTCTGCATCGTCCATAGCGCCACACAGGCCACGTTTCGAAGATGCGGAGCGGCCTTGGTGAGAACGGTGTTGATCTGATCCATCGTCCATACGGAGTCCCGCCTGCTGCCCTCGTGAAGGCGCTCGACGCGCTCCAGCGGATTGCGGAGAATGGTTTCGTTGTCCTTCGCCCACGCGAAGAGCCTTGCCAGCAGCCCCAGGTGCATATCAGCAGAGCGGGGCGCGTCCTTCATGGTGTCTCGCCACTCAAGGAACAGTTTTCGGCTTCCACGAGCCTCTATGGCCGAAATCGGGAAGGACTCGTATTCAGCCCGGATAGCTCCGAACATGCGTTCATAGTCCTTGCGGGTATTGGCTCCTAGAGCCTTATATTTCGCGGTGGAACGGAATTCCTCGATAAGAGAGCCGATCGTTCCGGATGCGACGTGCACCGGCCGATCTCTGGTGAGGCGAACGAATTCCTGCGTAAAGGCTTTCGTCCCCGGCTTGGCGTGGATCCTCGGTGCGCCTTTTCCCCGCCATGCATAGTAGTAGATCGTTTCCGACCCATCGGCCAGCTTGACCTTGATCCTATGCACGCCCACCAGCTTGCCTTCCATTCTGCCAATTCCTCAAAGCCTTCTCGGCGGTATCGTCTTCTCGATCGACCGCGGTAAAACTCTTCGGAGCGAATTCGATTTCGCCGTTCGGGTGCATGACCACCCGGACGTTATGGCTAGCCGCGGCAGCCGCAGCATCGGAGATTTCGGACTTCGTGTAAGTGCGGGCTCTGCTCATGGCCGGTTATCCACATTGTTTCCACAGGCAGCATGAATTTCCGCGTCAGTCTTCCCGTAGGTCGGAGAGGTCACAATCCGCCTCAATTCATCCGCAGTGATTGGAACTCTGAATTCGTCATCATCCACCGCCTTCTCGGACAGGAAATCCCACATCTCGTCGATCAGGTCATGAATATGCGGCCCGTACCTGAACCACTCTCCAGAGACGACGTGAGGCGCTAAGAAGGCATGTAGCGCTCTTTCCAGTTCGCGATCGCCAGCACATGAGAAAACCAGAGCCAACGGCTCACTGGCAGATGTTTGCAGGTCGATCATGCGCTTGCGCAGATTGGCTGAAAACCCTACTTTGACGGTTCCGGACTTACTGGCGACGATGAAATACACGCGACCCTGCGAAATCGGTTCGTCATCCTCGATATTCATCTCCTATCCCCTTTCCCCAATTCTTTCAGGGCGTCGGCTGGAACGAGAGCGGATAGGATTCGACGCTCGTAATCGGCTTGGCATGATGCCTTAGCTGCTTCGAAGTTGCCAGTCTGGTAAAGCCCAACGCCGAATTCCCCGTAAAACGACAAGCCCCAGCACCATCGATCAGTGGGATTGCGCTGAACGTGATAACGTCCGAAGAAAACATCCGCGAACGATTGACCTTCAGCGTTTAACTCCCACTTCAGCGGCATTATATCGGTGATATGCATGTTTGACCTCAATCCGGGATAACAGGCTTCAGGTTGTACTCTTTGAGGGCGGCTGCGTAGGTCTCAGCCGTATGCGCCGAGCGATTGATCGCATCAGTGGGTGACATACCATTCGCGACCTGAGTTCTTATCGTCGTGAGCGTCTCAGAGATTTCACGGGCTGTTCGCTGTGGCCATGTCTCTTTCATTCGTTTGGTTCCTTCTTGCATGTCCGTGATCTGCGCCTTCACCTCCACAGCCGGCAATTCCGTCTCTATGGTCATGGGGTTGGCTCCTGAGGGGCTGGAGTAAGATCGGCAGGCTTCCACCCATCAGAGACTTGATCTACATCGTGCAGGAGCGTGATATCGGCCTCGAAGATCATCCCAAGGCTATGCTGTTTCCGAAGCTCGATACCGATGATGATACATTCTGATTTCCGCCATTCTGCTTCGAAATCTGGGTGGGTTACCTTCACCCTGTCGCCAATGCGAAAGCGGTTTAGGTCCGCGATCTCAAGGACTTGGTAGGAATATGGAATTTTCGTTTCGCTCACTTGTGCTCTCCTTTCCGAGCCCCACCCTCGATTTCTCTCAAGTACGCCTCGATCGCCTTCCGCAGCACAGGCTTCGTGATCTTTCCATCCCATGAGGAGCAGGCTTTCCAGGCGGCTTCGAATGCGCGGTCATGGTCAGTCATCGGAAACCCCTGGCTTTGAAAGGGACTGAAGGAAGGAGCGCGCGTCCCGGCAGCGAGCAACATTCACGATGACCGAGGCAATAGGCCCAGCTTGTTCTTCCATGTCGGCGATCTGCGCAAACGGCTCAATCACCTTCACCGCCTCTGCAAGCTTGGCCTCCAACTGGCGCCGGCTATACAGGGGCTTGCTCAATACAAGCTGCGTCTCCAGTTCCTCTATACGGGAGAGGAGGACGGGGGCTGAATCAAAGCCGACCGCTTCGATATAGGCGGCGATGGCGCGTTCGGCCAATTCTCGCGCAGACAGTTCATGTGCCCTCAACAGGAGGATATCTGTCGCAGCTTCCACGCCGCGCTCATGTTCGTTGGTCATGGTGTCTCCTGCCTATAAAGCTGCCGATACGGCAACGTTGGGCGTGGCTGGCGCTCTGGCTTCCGCGATACCGGAAATCCGGCGGATCTGATCTTCTGCTTGGGAGCGATGGCGCCGGTAGCCTTGTCGCGGGCTCGATCGGCCTTGCGGATGCGGCGGACATCGGTCGCCGATTTTTCGACATGACAGACGCGGCAGATCAATCTTCCGTTGGCAACCGTGGGCTCTCCGCCTAAAGCGCACGGGAGTATGTGATCCACCTCTCCCTCTCCAGGCTTCAGAGCAGCTTCGCAGGCTTCGCATTTGCCGGCGGCGCGGGCGATGATGGCGGCTTTCGTCTTTCGGGAGAATTCGAGGCGCATCACACCCTCCCAAGCATATTGCGCAGGCGCTTCCACCAAGGGACAGGAGTGCGCCGAAGCTGCTCGTCGAGGATTTCCCGCATGAGCTGCTTGGTGGTCTCCTCCCTCTTTGCCAGGTACTGGATGGTGGTGGCGCGGGCGTGGGGATGCTGGGAGACGTGGCGTCTGATTATCTCGCTCATGCTGCACCGCCCTTCCCGCGAAGCTTGTCGATCAGGTCGGCGGCCGCTTCGAACACCTCATCATCGATCCAGTTCGGAAGCCGACGCATTCCGCGTTCATCAACGCATGCTTCAGTGCGGAGATATTCGACAATCTCGTCCGGCGTCTGAGGGGTTGTGACGAGACGCATATAGACGGACCCATTTTCCTCTTTTGTGAACACCCTGCTCATGCTGCACCTGCCGAAACAACCGGCGACATGGCTACGGCGTCCTTGCCATCTCGGAGCCAGAAATAGCAGTTGCCGTTGGGGTGGGTGGTCTTGTCGCACTTCGCGAAGTAATCACCAGCTTTGACGGCATCCCACTGCTCGGAATTCATCCACTCGGGACCGCTTCCAACCCACTCAAGCTTCTTGCCGCACGTTGCGCAGATCTTCTCGCTCATGACACATCCCCTTCGTCTTTTTCGCCAGCGCGGCGGTTCCACACCTTGATAACGTCCATCCCTGGGCGAGGCGTGAAATCGAAGCCGCAGCGAATGCAGTCGATCGCATATGGCTTTCCGCTTCCCGGCCATTCGTAGCTCGGGTAAACACTTTCAACGTCGCCGCAGAAGGGGCAGGGCTTCGGCTTCTCGCTCATGCTGCAATCTTCCTTTCGCTGACGAATCCGAAATCCTTGGCAAGCAGTTCCTCAACCGCTAGGAAGAACGCGATCATCTCGGGCTCGTCGCACTCGCGGGTGTTGATGGCGCGCGGGATACCTACGAGGTGGCCGTTCGCGAGCCGTATCGTGTCGACGAAGTTGACGGCGGGGCGGATATAGGCGTCGAGAGCTTCCTTGCTCGCAGCGCAGCCAGTGGCGTCAATGCAGTCCTGAAGCGTGGCCCAATATGCTCTGAGACGGCCCATGTTCCGCCACTGCTTCACGTCGACACGGACGCGCTGGCCCTGGTCTACGCCGTCAAGAGCTTGCAAATCATACTGCATCTCCGGGATAAGCGAGTTTCCCTTGCGAATGAAGGCGTATACGGGCTTTTCTGCTTTCTTCGCCATGTCAGCCTGCCATTGCCGGATGCATCCGAAGAGCATCGAGCGTATCTTGAGGGACGGAATCCTTTACGCCATAGCGTTTGATGCGCTCGACCAGTGCGGCAAGCTCATCGTTGAACCGGTCGATCTCGTCCGACATTTCCTTGATGAACGCCTCGTCTCGATAGACGCGGACGGTGAGCATCGGCAGTTTGGGCCAATAGGAAACAAAATCCCAGAATTCACGCTCCGATATCCATAGGTTCCCTTGAACCTGAGCCTTGTGCTCTGGCGGCGATGGCGGCGCGCAGGCGGTCGAGATCTGGATATGAGGAAGCGCGGTCTTGATCTCCAGGCCGCCGTTTGTGCCGATCAGGCTGTCCGGGCTTGCGCCCTTGTTGCCGTTTCGGATGAACCCGACCAGTTGCGGCTCTTGGTTGGTGATAAAGGCATATTCCGCGCGAGCGATGCCCTCCATGTCGTGTCCGCGCTCAGTATGGGCGCTGGTGAAGGATTCTGCTGGCTCCTCGGTCAGGATCTCCCCAGCAAGTTTCCGCATATACTCGCTGCGCGTCTTGCCTTCGCCCTTCGCCATAACAGTGGCAAACTTGCTTGCCGTAGGGATGCCGAGGCGAGCGGTGATCCACTCAGGGCTATTCTGATCGCATTCGATGATATCGATCATGCTGCGCTCCCCGTTTGGGCCTTATGGTTGGCAAGCCATGCAATGCGCTGCTGAAGACTGAGAACGACTTCGTCGTACTGGCGCTGGGGAAGATCGGTTATTGCGTCGATACCCCAGCGCCCGCAGAACTTTTCGGTATCGACCTCGCCCTGCTCGATAAGCCCGCGGATTTCAGCGGCCTGCTTGTCGGTGATCGGGTCATTCGAAGCCGGCGGCACGGTGTTGCCGTCGCGATCGTCCCCAGTGCTTATATTGAACAGCATGCAGAGGAGGTAACGACGGCCATAGGTGGCGGTCGAGCCGAAAGCCTGGGTTCCGGTCTTGTTGACCTTCCCTTGCGACCCGGCGCCGTCCACAGGGATGCCGGCGATATCGCTTTCCGAGTGACCTTCTTCGTGGCTGATCGTCCACTTGATCTGCAGTTCGCCCTTGTCGTTGTAGCCGGCCGGTTGGAAGTTAACGCCGAAGCCGAAATCATGAATGATCGGCATGGCCTGATCTTCGATAGCGGCAAGGTCAGCATAGTTTGATTTCGTATGGTCGTTCCACTTCGTCTTGGTGACGACCGGCAACGCCTTCTGGCAGCGGGACATGGCGAAATAATAGGCTTTGCGGGCTTCCCGCTCAGCATCTTCGCGCGCCCGGTCTTCCATCCGTTCCTTCATCGCCATCATCTTTTCGAGGCGGTCGATCGGAATATTGGGGTCCATGGCGATGCGCTCGATCATGGCGACCATGGGAGCGTCGGCGGCAGAGATCAGCTTGCCAGTTGGCTGCTCGTGGCGTACATCAATTGCGGTTTGCATGATATTGCTCCTGTGCGATTTGATCCTGATTTTTGAACTGCGACTCCGAAAGCATGAACCCGAAGAAGACAGCCGCCCCCATCCACACCACCACGATGGCCTTGGCTGTGGCGTCGGATAAGCGATCATGGAGAAGTTCGGATTTGATCTTGGCGTTGATCTCCGCCACGCGGGATTGTATGTCTGGTATCTCGCTCACGTTACGTTCCTCATCTATCGCCTTCGGCTTCCTCCCGGCGGGGAGGGGCGTGGGGATCATTTTCGGAATCCGCCGCCGTGAAGAGGCGGACGCCGAACTCGATCAGTCGTCTTCGTTTTCAGAACCGCCGTTGCCGTCGCCGTTGCCGTAGCCGTAGCCGTTGCCGTTGCCGTTGCCGTTGCCGTCGCCGTTGCCGTAGCCGTTGCCGTTGCCGTTGCCGTAGCCGTCGCCGTTGCCGTTGCCGTAGCCGTTGCCGTTGCCGTTGCCGTAGCCGTTGCCGTCGCCGTTGCCGTAGCCGTAGCCGTTGCCGTTGCCGTTGCCGTTG